AAGCCGCTGGAGCGCGGCGGCGCACCGGCCTTTATTACCCAGTTTTCCAGCGGCCACCGGGCCATCGTGCAGCGGCAGATCGGGCAGACCTACTCGATGGACGGCGCCCGCCGCCGCATTGAACGGTACGGCTATCCGCACAAAGGGCAGTGGCCCGACCTGACCCGCATCAAAAAGCTGCTCGGCCCGGCCGTGCCCAGCATGATGGCGAACGAGCAGGTGCAGGAGAGCGCCCGCGCGCTGCTGTACCGCACCCTCGACGCCGAGATCGACAAGCGGATCGCAAAGGCGCTCAAAGCGAATGGAGGTGCCAAGTGACCATCGACTTTTTGGAGGACGCCATCAAAGAGGACCTTGAACGGCTCTTTGATGGCGAACTTTTTGCCAGCTCTGCGGGAGACCAGCGGCCGCTGCGCATCATCCTGCAGGACCTGCCTGCGCCCACCGGCTACGATGAGACGATCCGGGCCGGGGACATCCCCGAACCCTGCATCCAGGTCTACATTTCCGGGGGCAAGATTGCGGACGTGAACAGCGCCCAGGAGGTCAGCGTCACGCTCCATATCTGCCTGTACAATGACGGCCACCCGAATCCGGGGTCTGACCGCCAGGGCTACCGCGGCGTGATGCACATCATCCAGACGATCTACGGGCGGTACGCCCGCAACCCGGCGGTACAGATCAAGCCTGGCACCTCGGGCACTGAGGGCGGCTCCTGGTGGTTCAAGTTCCCGCTGGAGTGGGAAACAGCCCTCGCCCGGCCCTATTACACCGGCAAAATGACCCTCAAATTCGACGCCCCGGCCTTTAGAACGGAGGACTATTACACATGAACAAGACCAAACAGGCTGCCGAAGCGTCCGGCACCCTGGTCTACTGCGGCCCCAACATCCGTGGTGTGGCGCAGCAGTGGACCTGCTACACCAACGGACTTACCTCTGGGCTGGCTGATCTGGCCGCAGAGGACCGGGCCGTCGCCGGCCTGGTGCTGCCTCTGGAGCGGCTGCCCGACGCCAGAAAGCAGATCGCTTACAAGTACGGCCGCATCTATACGCTCTATAAGCGTGTGCTGGCCGGCCTGGCCGAGAAAACCAAGCAGGAGGTGTAACCATGCCTTATAACCACGGCGTAAGCGTGACCGAACGGGCGACCAGCCTCACCACCCCGGTGGAGAGCAGCGCCGCCCTGCAGGTCATCTTCGGGACGGCGCCCATCCACCTGCTGGATGACCCTGCGGCCGCCGTCAACAAGCCCATTCTGTGCTACTCTTTTGCTGAGTGCCAGAACAACTTTGGGTACTCGGACGACTTCGAGAATTTCACCCTGTGCCAGAGCATGGACTACTGCTTCCGCGTCTTCAACGTGGCACCGATCATCCTGGTCAATGTGCTGGACCCCAACAAGTCCACCCACACCACCGCCAACGCAGAGGAGGACGTCACAGTCCTGGCGGATGGCACCGCAAAATACGCCAAGCAGTATGTGCTGCTGAATACCCTCGTGGTGAAAAACGCAGAAACGCCCCTGACCGCCGGCGAGGACTACATCGCTGAGCACGCAGAGGATGGCACCGTCACCCTCACCATTCTGGACGAGACGGCCGCTGAAGCTGAGACTCTCAAGGTCTCCAGCAAGAGCCTCAAGCCGGACGGCGTCACCATGGCGGACATTGTGGGCGGCGTCGATGCCTCGACCGGCGCGGAGACCGGCATCGAACTGATCCGGCAGATTTATCCCCGCCTGGGCATGACGTCCGGCCTTATCCTGGCACCCGGCTGGAGCCACCTGCCGGTGGTGGCTGCGGCTATGCAGGCAAAGACTGAGGGTATCAATGGCGTGTTCCGCGCCGAAGCCTACATCGACATCTCCACCGATCCCGAAGAGAACGGCGCGGCGGTGTATAGCGACGTCAAGACCGCCAAGGAGAAGCTCGGCGTGACGTCTGCCTTTGCTGCCCCCCTGTGGCCGATGGTCGCCGTCGGCGACAAGAGGTATTATTACTCCGCCGCCTTTGGCGCACTGACCGCCTACACCGACAGCACCCATGATGATGTGCCCTACGCCAGTCCCTCCAACAAGGATCTGCGCTGCACCGGCACGGTGCTGCACGACGGCACCGAGGTGCTGCTGGATCAGCAGCAGGCCAACGACGCCATCAACGCAAACGGCGTCATCACCGCCATCAATGTCAACGGCTGGAAGTCCTGGGGCAACAACACTGCCGCCTATCCTTCCAGCACCGACCCGAAAGACCGGTGGCTTGCGGTGCGGCGGTTCTTCAACTGGGATGCGAATAACTTCATCCTGACCTATTTCCAGAAGGTCGATGAACCTGGCAACCGCCGGCTGATCCAGTCGGTCGTGGACAGCCAGAACATCAAGGGCAACGGCTATGTGGCGCGGGACTACTGCGCGGGCTACAAGACCGAGTTCCGCGCTGACGAGAACCCCACCACCAACCTGCTGGACGGCCATCTGACCACCCATACCTATCTCGCGCCTTACATCCCCAGCGAGTACATCGAGAACATCAACGAGTACGACGTCTCCGCGCTGGAGACCGCCCTGACCGGAGGTGAAGCCGTATGAGCCAGAGACCCATCCCCAGCAAGATCAACAACTACAACGTCTACAACGATAACCAGGGCGGCCGACTGATCGGCGTGGGCGCAGAGACCACTCTGCCGCCTTTTGAGTCGATGGCTGAGACCGTCAGCGGCGCGGGCATTCTGGGCGAGTTTGACGACCCCGCCGTGGGGCACTTTTCCAATATGCAGTTGGAGATCCCGTTCCGGCTGCTGGACGGCGAATCCATCGACCTGATGGACCCCAACGGCGTGGCGCTGACCCTGCGGGTATCCCAGCAGGTGATGGATGACCAGATGGTCACGGATTTTCGCAGCATGCGGGTCGTGGTCCGCGGCAAGTGCGCCACCCTCGACCCAGGCACCCTGAACCCCGCCAACCCCATGAACGTGTCGGTGACCGTCAATGTCGCGTACATCAAAATCGAGGTCAACGACGAAGAATTGATCGAGCTGAACAAGATGAACCCGCGCTTTGCCATCCGCGGCGTTGATAAACTGCAGAAAGTGAGGGACCAGACCTGATGAGCGAGAAAAACGATAACACAATCGGCCTGCCTGCGGCAGAAGAAAACGAGCTAATTCTGCGCTTTGCAAAACCCTATCGTTTTGAGGGCGCAGAATACGATGAGGTCGATCTGACCGCGCTGGAAAACATGAGCGCGGGGGACCTGTGTGCTGTCGGCAAGCTGGTCGCGCGCAGCCTGGGTGCGACCCCCGTGCCCGAGATGACGGTGGATTACGCCGTCTATATGGCCGCCCGGGCGTCCGGCAAGCCGGTGGAGTTCTTCCAGCGGCTGCCGGCGAAAGAGGCCATCAAGCTGAAAAATCTTGTCACGGCTTTTCTGTACGGCGGGGATGGAGAGGAATAACCCCGCCTGAGATCAAAAAAGGGTGCATCGCACTTTCTCTCCAACTGCACAGCGGCGTTGACTACTTTTTGTCCCTGCCGCTGGACGAGCTGAACGACATGGCCAGGGTGGTGATTGAGTATGCCAAAAAGCAAGGTCATGGAGCTGGCCATCAAAATCGCTGGTAAGGTCGATAAGTCGCTCGGCAAGAGCGTTAAGACCTCCTCCAAGCAGCTTGACTCCATCGTCAAGGCGGCCAACCGGGTCTCTACCGGCGTGGCGGCCGGCATGGCTGCGATGGGCACCGGCGTCCTGGTTGCTGGCAAATACATGACCGACTTTGCAGGCGACTGGCAGAAGGCCGCCACCCAGGTTTCCAACGCCACCGGCGCTACCGGCCGGGAGCTTGAAACGCTGCGCGGCGTCATGGAGGATGTTTACGCATCCGGCTTTGGCGAGGATGTGGCGGCCATCGGCGATGCTGTCGCCATTGTGGACCGCAACATGAAGAACCTGAGCGAGGGCGGCATGGCCTCCGCTACAAAAGGCGCCCTGGCTCTGCAGCAGGCCTTTGACTATGACGTGGCGGAAAGCACCCGCGCGGCCGAAGCCATCCGCAAGAACTTCAACGTCTCAGTCGAAGACGCTTTTAACCTGATCGCCACCGGTGCGCAGAACGGCCTTGACTTTTCGGGTGAACTGATCGATTCCATCAACGAGTACTCGGTCCAGTTTGCCAAACTTGGCTTCTCGGCCGACCAGATGTTCCAGGTCTATCAGGCCGGCGCAGACGGCACGGCCTGGAATCTGGACAAGGTCGGCGACGCTGTGAAGGAGTTCTCCATCCGCGCCATCGACGGCAGCGACACCACCATCGCGGCATACCAGGCTCTCGGGCTGAACGCCGACCAGATGATGGACAGGTTCGCTGCGGGCGGTGAAGGCGCGAACAAAGCCTTCTTCGATGTCATCGACCGCCTGCTCGACCTGGACGATAAGGTCCAGCGCGATGCCGTGGGCGTCAAGCTGTTTGGCACCATGTGGGAGGACCTGGGCGTGGACGCTCTGCAGGCCATGGCTGACGCCTCTGACGCCGCCTACGCCACCGGCAACGCCATTGAACAGATCAACCAGGCAAACCTGGGCGGCCTCGACAGCGCAGCGCAGCGGATCGGGCGGCAGATCGAGGTCGCCATGCTGCCCGCTGCAGAGCGGGTCTACAACACGCTCACAGACCGCGCGCCCGAAATAGCGGACGCGATCAGCGACCTGTCCCCCGTGGTCGAGGAGATCGCGGGGGATTTTGCTGATATGGCGACCGACGCCATCACCGACGGTCTGCCCGAGCTGGTGGATGGCATCCGCGATTTTGCATCCTGGGCCGGGACGGCCTACGACAAAGCAAAGCCCTTCCTGGACTTCCTGTGGGAGCACAAAGGCACTGTCATGGCCTTCGCTGTTGGCCTGCGGGCTGTCGGTCCGGCTGTCAACACAGTCACCAAGACCATGAATGCTGTTTCCACTGTCAAGAACTGGGTGAGCAGCATCAAGACCGGCTTTGCGCTGTTCCAGGCATCCGGCGGTTTGACCAAGGCCGTGGGCGTATTCAAGGCACTGGGCGCCGTCATGACGGGGCCGCTGGGCATCATTCTGGCCATCGGCACAGGGCTTGTCCTGCTCTACCAGAATTGGGACAAGGTCAATGCAGTGGTCACGAGTTTCATTGCGTTTGTCAGCGAGAAGTTTCCTGCGGCCGGCGCTTATCTGCAAGCCTTTTGGAGCAATATCCAGGCTGCAATGGGCAACGCCCAGGCGATCATCCAAAATCTGTGCGATTTTGTGAACAACGTCTTTGCCGGCAACTGGGAAGCCGCCTGGCAGAACATTGTGAACATCTTCAGCAATATCTTCGGCATGATGGCAAACCTCGCAGCGGCGCCCATCAATGGAGTGATAGCCCTGGTCAACAAAGCCATCGAGGGGATCAACTCCATCTCGGTGACTATTCCGGACTGGGTGCCGGTTGTGGGCGGGTCCACCCTCGGATTTGACATCCCGACCATTCCGTCGGTCCCGCGGCTGGCCGACGGCGGCG